TTTTCAGTGGGGGTGGAACCCCGTTGGTGGAGCCCGAGCATTTGATACTGCTTTAACACCAAACTACTTGGTTTTATACGCAGAAGTTGGTACAGTAACGATACAGATAGGAGCCTAAAATGGACAAAAAAGATTTAGCCCAAGACAAGAAGATGATTAAGTCTGCCGTTGGTAAGCATGAAAAAAACATGCACCCCGGTAAGACCCCAACCAAACTTCGTGCTGGTGGCAAAACAAACAGCGACATGCTTAAGTATGGCCGCAACATGGCTAAGGTAATGAACCAGCGTTCTGTTGGTCGTGGAGGTTAATCATGGCTACAAAAATTTATCGCCAACCTAAGATTGTTCCTACAGTTGTTGTTGGCGAAGAAGACAACGCTAAATACCTGCGGGAAACACCTACTAACGTAGCTAACTCTCGTAGCCAAGGCTATAAGCCCACTAAGACCAGCGGCATCAAGATGCGCGGTACAGGTTGCGCTACTAAAGGTCTGATGTCTCGAGGCCCAATGGCATGAATTACGCCGCACTCAGCGCTGCTATTCAAGCGTACACGGAGAATACTGAAGCAAGTTTTATTGCTGAAATACCCGTGTTCGTTCAGCAAGCTGAGCAGCGTATTTACAACACCGTTCAGTTCCCATCGCTTCGCAAGAACGTGACAGGAGCAACGACTGCTAGTAATAAGTACCTAGCCTGCCCATCGGACTTCTTGGCGGTGTATTCAATGGCAGTGGTGGACGGTACATTGGCAACAGGTGACTACGAGTATTTGTTAAACAAAGACGTTAACTTTATTCGCCAAGCTTACCCAAGAGCTAGTGATACTGGAGCGCCTAAGTACTATGCTTTGTTTGGTGCGCAAACTAATGACGCCAATGAACTGTCTTTTATTCTTGGCCCAACACCCGACGCAGTCTATCCTGTGGAACTGCACTACTATTATTACCCGCAGTCCATTGTAACCGCCAGTACGTCTTGGCTTGGCGATAACTTTGATTCCGTGCTTTTGTATGGCTCTTTGGTCGAAGCTTATACCTACATGAAGGGTGAGCAGGACATGATGGCGCTGTACAATGGTAAGTATCAAGAAGCACTTGCACTAGCAAAACGTTTGGGCGATGGTATGGAACGTCAAGACGCGTACCGTTCTGGCCAATACAGACAGGCGGTAACTTAATATGTCGATCCAACAAACAGCAACAACAAGCTTTAAAGTTCAACTGCTTCAGGCAGTTCACAACTTTGGCCCTACAACGCCTAATACTTTTAAAGTAGCGCTGTATACAGCCGCAGCTAATATAGGCCCAACAACTACTGCGTATACGGCTACAGGCGAAGTTCCAAGTGGTGGCGGATATACAACAGGTGGGAATACATTAGTGATTTCAGTGTCCCCAACGTCAGGCACTAACTCATCACAAGTTCCAACAGCCTTTGTGTCTTTTTCCAATACTTCTTGGCCAAACGCAACGTTTACATGCCGTGGTGCGCTGATTTATAACGACTCTGTTGCAGGCGACCCATCTGTGGCGGTGCTGGACTTTGGTTCAGACAAGACTGTTAGCAACGATACTTTTACAATTATTTTCCCAACGCCCGACGCAAACAATGCGGTTGTGCGAATTTCTTAAGGACGTATCATGAGTACAGAAAAAAGCAAAGCCCAAGACGTTGTGTCTGCTGGGTTGTTGACATTCCCCAAGAGCGGCGATTCAGCCTCTGCTGGTGGTGTTTACACCGTTACTTGCGTAGGCCCAGACGGGGTTGAGAAGTGGTCTGACACCTTCCACAACTTGGTTGTGAACGAGGGCTTGCAGTACATGAATCAGACCTTCTTCAAGGGTTCTGGCTATACGGCTGTCTGGTACTTGGGTCTGGTAACGGGCCCCGGCTCTGGCACTACATACGCTGCTGGTAACACACTGGCATCTCACGCTGGTTGGACAGAAAACACGGACTACACTGGTAGCCGCAAGACTGTTACGTTTGGTACAGCCACAACCGCAGACCCTTCAGTTATTAGCAACTCAGCTTCGCCCTCTGCTTTTAGCATTACTGGTACGGCTGTAATTGCTGGCGCGTTCTTGGCTTCTACCACCGACAACTCAGGTGTTTTGTTCTCTGCCGGTGACTTTACAGGCGGTGATAAGTCTGTTGCCAGCGGTGACACACTGAACGTAACGTATCAGTTCTCCCTTGACGCTGCCTGATAGGTAGAGCGGTGTTCGGAGATGTAACCTTTGCACAGTCTCCTTTCGCCTCGTTAGGCGGGGCTACGTTTGGTGTCGACATTTCCGAATTCGCAGTAGCAAACAACGTTCAGTCTGTTGAAGTAATTTACGGGGGGCAGACCTTAGAGTCTGCTGTTGCTGATGCTGTTCAGTCAGCTATTGCCAATATGTTTGCTGGGCAGGCTGAAACAGCTACGGGCACTGACACGGTTAACACCCTCAACAACATCTTTAACGTAGCCCGTGCGGAATCCGCTACGGCTTCAGATACAAACAGCGCTATAGCTACACTTCTGGGGGCTATTGCGGAGGCTGCTACTGGCGCTGACTCTTTTATTTCCCGCGCAGATTTTGCAGCCGCTATTGCTGAAATGGGTTTGGTGTTTGACCAGTTTACGGCGGGTAAACTAATTAGCGTCAACATTGCAGAAAGCGCAACGGCTTCAGACGAGTATTTGGTTAAGGTTATTTTTGGGGCTGTTGTGGCCGAAGGCGCAGTTGGAGTTGATTCTCTGTCTGCGGTTAAAGAAATTAATGCACGTCCTGTCGGTATTCAACTTTACGTTAATATTGGTAGTGCCGTTATTTGGGCAGTAATTGATGACAGCCAGACTCCAAACTGGCAAAATATCAGTAACACACAAACCCCCGGTTGGACGGACATCCCATCGTAAGGATAAAAAATGGCGTTAGTACTAAAAGATCGGGTCAAAGAAACGTCCACAACGGCTGGGACGGGCACGATAACGCTTGCTGGCGCAGTCACAGGATTTCAATCTTTTGCCACTGTAGGTAACGGCAACACTACGTATTACGCTATCGTAGACAACGCCACAGGCGCATGGGAAGTAGGTGTTGGTACATACACATCCTCTGGCACGACACTCTCCCGCACGACTGTTTTGTCTTCTAGCAATGGCGGCTCGCTGGTAAGCTTTACATCCAACCCCAAAGATGTATTTGTAACTTATCCATCCTCACGGTCGGCGTACCAAAACGAAGCAGGAACGCAAGTAGTTCAAACCGCATTTGGTGCAATTACAGCCACTTCTGCGGCTTTGACTACAGGCACAGTCTCAACAACTCCAGCGGCCAACACAGATATTGCCAACAAACAGTACGTGGATGGCTTGGTTACGCAGGGCATTTCATACCATGAGCCTGTTTTTGTTGAGTCGCCAAGCACTGCGGGTAACTTAAACGCCACATATAACCAGCCCGGCGGCGCGGGAGATGGCGTTGGCGCTACGCTTACCAACAACGGCACTAAAGCTGCGTTAACTATTGATGGTGTTTTGATGACCACGACTAAACGTGTTCTGATCTATAACCAGACCAACGCTTTTGAAAATGGCGTCTACACGGTTACAACGGTTGGCACACCTGATCCCGGTGGCACAAACTGGGTACTTACTCGGTCAACCGACGCGGATACCTACGGCCTACGTGATCCTGATGCTTTGGGCTACAACGACGCTTTCTTTGTGACCGACGGCGATACAGGCGCAGGCGAGACTTATGTTGTAACTACACCGGGCGTTATTACGTTTGGCACAACAAACATTACATTTGCGCAGATTAGCTCTGCTCAGGTCTATAACGCTGGCACGGGTCTGAACCTTTCGCCAGCTACCACGTTCAATATTTCTAATACAGGCGTATCAGCTAATACATACGGCTCTGCCTCACAGGTTCCTGTGTTTGCCGTTAATGCTCAAGGGCAGCTTACTTCTGTAACCAATACCGCTATTGCAATCACTGGCTCTCAAGTGTCGGGCAACATCTCTGGATCGGCTGGGTCTGTGGCGAATGCGCTGACGTTGGGTACATACCTGACGGGCACAAGTTTTAACGGCTCTGCTGCTGTAACAGCAACCGTTGACGCGACTTCTGCAAACACCGCTTCCAAAGTGGTAGCACGGGATTCTTCTGGCAACTTTGCTGCTGGAACAATCACAGCGGCTTTATCAGGTAACGCAGCCACTGCAACAACTGCTACAAATATTGCGGGCGGTGCGGCTAATCAGTTGGTCTATCAGTCAGGGTCAGGAACTACGGCATTTGCCACTGCCCCTACAGTATCTAGCACGTACCTGTACTGGAACGGGGCGGCTTTGGCTTGGGGTACTGTGGCGCAAGAAGCGCCCGTGTCTTTGAATGATATTGTCATCAGCAACAACTACACTTTCCCAGCAAACAAGAATGCAATCAGTGTTGGGCCTGTGACTGTGGGTTCTGGCGTAACTGTTACGGTTGGCAGCGGTCAGCGTTGGCTGGTTGTTTAAGGAATAAATATGGCTGTCGTAGATTACACAAGCAACCTAGGATTGGCGTTACCCACAACGGGTGACTTGGCTGGTCTTTGGGGCACTACAGTTAACGATTCAATCACATCCCTGTTGGACTCAGCAGTGGCTGGCACCGTCACACTGAGCGCAGATGCAGACACAACCCTGACTACAACAGACGGCGCAGCCAACCAAGCAAGGGCTGCGGTTATTAACTGGACAGCCACGGGTACAGTAACTAGGAATATCAACGCCCCCAAGCACAGTAAAGTGTATGTGGTGTTCAACAACACGGGCGGCACACAGTCTATTGTGGTTCGCGGAGGCCCAAGCTCCCCCACTACCGGTGTAACCATTCTGGCTGGCGACCAAGCTATTGTTGCTTGGAATGGCTCTGACTTTGAAAAGGTTGGCGGTGGTCAAGCTGGTGGTTCTACAAACCAAGTTCAATTTAATAGCGGTGGTAGCTTTGCAGGCTCTGCTGGTCTGGTTTGGAATGGCACAACATTAACTGCTACAGCACTTTCCGCTGGCTCGTTGGCCTTGACCGGCTCTCCATTGCCTATTGCCTCTGGCGGTACAAACTCAACAGCTACCCCAACTCTTGGCGGTGTTGGATACGGAACTGGTACAGCCCACGCATATACAGCGGCGGGTACTGCTGGTAAAGTACTGACTGCAAATGGCGCAGCAGCTCCGACATGGGAAAACCCCTCAACACCAGCAAACGCTAGTGGCGCACTTCTGGTTAACACAACGACAGTCAGTGAGAGCTATGTCTTACCGGCTGGCTCAAATGCATTTTCCGTAGGGCCGATTACTATTGCGGACACCTACACTGTTACAGTATCATCAGGACAAAGGTGGGTAGTTATATGAGTATCATTGCAGCAGGAACCACAACCACAACCGCGCTTTCCAGCACGGGCAATACCGACGGCACGTTACAGTTTCAAGTTAACGGCACTACAGCTTCGGTAACTCTTAACACGCTTGGTGCTATTGGTGTTGGTTCATCGCCTAATTTTGGTACGGCTGGACAAGCCTTAGTTTCTGCGGGTTCTACGGCAGCGCCTACATGGGCTAGCGTTACTACGTCTCCTGCCGGTTCCACAGGCCAAGTGCAGTACAACAACGCGGGTGCATTTGGGGGTATATCAGGTGCTACGACCGACGGTACAGCATTGACGCTTGTTGCGCCTATTCTTGGAACTCCTGCAAGTGCTACTCTTACTAACGCCACAGGTTTACCTTTGACAACTGGAGTGACAGGCACACTTCCGATTGCTAATGGCGGTACGGGAACTACTTCAACCACGTTTGCCAACCTGACTACAAACGTAACAGGCACGCTGCCAATAGCCAACGGCGGCACAAATTCTACGGCAACCCCTACTGCGGGGGGCGCGGTTTATGGTACGGGAACTGCGTACGCAGTTACGGCGGCGGGAACAACAGGGCAGTATCTAAAATCCAATGGCGCAAGCGCACCTACATGGGTCACACCGAGTGGTGGTTTAACTCTTGGTACTCCTGTTGCGACAACCTCAGGGACTACGATAGACTTTACTGGAATCCCCGCAGGTACAAAACAAGTAATTATTAATTTTGTTAATGTGTCTACTAACGGAAATGTTCAAAAAATAATTCAAATAGGCGATTCAGGCGGCATTGAAGATACAGGTTATGTTGGAAACAGCATTGTTTTCTTCAGCGACGGTACATTTTTTGGGCCTACCTCAAGAACTGATTCTTTTCTTATTCGTTCTGGTAGTTCTAGCGATGAATTACAAGGTTCTGTAACGTTAACACTTGAAAATTCAACAAACAACACTTGGGTAGCAGTGGGACTAGTAGGAGAGATAGTATCCCCAACATTCTCACAAACTACGACCATCGGTTCTAAATCACTCTCAGGTGTACTTACCCAATTAAGAATAACTACCATTAACAGTACTGACACCTTTGATGGTGGCGAAATCAACATTGCGTATATGTAAGGATCTATTATGCACACTACCACAGTAAATGTTATCACTGGCGAAATTGTCCAGACTCCTTACACGGCTGAAGAACAATCCAAATACGATGCAAAGCGAGCAGCATGGGCTGCTGGCGCAAATGACCGCAAGGCAGCAGAAGTTAGGGCAGAACGAAATGCAAAAATCACAGCGTGTGATTGGCGAATGCTACCAGATGTTTCAAACAGTGACGTTTGGAAGGTCTACCGGCAAGCGTTGCGTGACATTTCAAAGCAATCGGGCTTTCCTTTTGACGTGCAGTGGCCCACTAAACCGGAGTAAAAAATGCCAGTAACAATTAACGGTAGCAACACACCCACGGCTGGCGGCGTAACGTACGGCGACGGGACTCAGTATGCAAACACAGCGGCTGGAACTTCTGGTCAGCTTTTGCAAAGCAATGGCGCTTCGGCTCCGTCATGGATTACCTTTGCCGCTGGGACAAGCATTACGCGCACTACCAAGACAGCTAACTACACGTTAGTAACGGGCGACAAAGGCAATTTAGTCGTAGCTACTAGTGGTACATTTACTTTTGCTTTTACAGCGGCGGCTACTCTTGGCTCTGGTTGGTGCGTGTATTTGCAAAACTCTGGTACAGGAGACATTACCCTTGACCCTAACGGTAGCGAAACAATTGATGGCTTGACAAGTTTCATCATGTACCCCACTGAAGCACGTTTAATTGTGTGTGATGGCACTTCTTTTTACTCGATAATTTTAGAGCTTGGGTATCGTGAATTTACATCGACAGGAACTTTCATAGCGCCTCCGGGCGTTTCTGGCTACATCATTGACGCTTTTGGCGGTGGTGGCGGTGGCGGTCGTGGAAGTACAGGTGATGGTCGAAGTGGGCCGGGCGGTGGCGGCGGTGCTCACGCTCAAGTGGCTATAGACCCAATTACAGCGGGAACAAGTATTACAGTCACTATTGGCGCTGGCGGTACGGCTGGTACATCTGGCGGTGGTGGCACAGGAGGAACGACTAGCTTTGGCACTTATGTTTATGCCTATGGGGGCAAAGGAAACACTGCCCAAGGTTCTCCCGGTGGTGGTACGGCAAGTGCTGGTGGTAATGCTGGTGGTGACAGAGAGTATGCCGCTGGCGGCGGTTTTCCTAACATAAGAATATCCAGCGATACAGGGGGTACGCCTTCTACTGATTTGGCTATTTTCAGTCAAGTTAGCGGTGGAGGCGCAGGAGCACGAGGCGGTGGTGTAGCTGGTGCCACAGGATATTCAGCAGAATGGGGTGGTGGTTCTGGTGCGCCTTATGTTGATGCTTCTGTTGGTGGTGCTGGTGGTAGCTCTTTATGGGGTGGCGGTGGTGGTGGCGCTGGTGGCGGTAATGGTTTTGCTGGTGGCGCTGGTGGCACTACAGGCGCATGGCAAACAGGAGGTGGCGGTGCTGGCGGGGCTAATAATGGAAATGGAACTGCTGGTGCTGATGGCGCTGCAAATCGTGGTGGCAAGGGCGGTGGTGGTGGCGGCTCACTTGGTAATGGTGGTGCTGGTGGATTCCCCGGCGGCGGTGGCGGTGGCGGTGGATGGGGTGATGCTGGTCTAGGTGCCGCTGGCGGTGCGGGTAAAGTTTTTATAAAAATGATTTGAGGGGCAGATATGAAAGCACATATTATTGAAAACGGTGTTGTAGTAAACACCATCCTTGTAGATTCGCTTAATGCCCTACCCGGTGTAACTTTGGTTGAAGCTACTGAAGGTTCTATTGGCTATCTTTATGATGGCTCTACCTTTACTGACCCCGATCCTTCTCGCGGCGATATTATTGCTCAGTTAACCAGAGATATGCGTAAAAAACGAGATTTGCTTTTAAGTACAACAGTTGATACGCTAAATGCGGCGCGTTGGGCTTCAATGACCGATACCGATAAAACTGCTTGGTCTACTTACAGACAAGCACTGTTAGACATTCCAAGCCAAACGGGTTTCCCCAAAGAAATTCTTTGGCCAACTCAACCGGAGTAACACATGCCATCAACAATCAATGCCGACAACGGCGTAGTATCCGGCTCCTCTGGGGTCAAAACGACAGCCGACACCAGCGGTGTTTTGGCACTGCAATCCAACGGCTCAACTGCGTTGTCTATTAGTACTGGCTTGGTTACAACGTTGACTAACCCTTTGCCTGTTGGCTCTGGCGGTACTGGAGTCACTACTTCAACAGGGACAGGCAATGCTGTTTTATCTACGTCGCCTACTTTAGTAACCCCAGTTTTAGGTACACCTACTAGCGCAACGCTTACCAATGCAACAGGTTTGCCTTTGACCACAGGCGTAACTGGAACACTCCCAATAGCTAATGGCGGTACAAATTCAACAGCCACAGCAACTGCTGGTGGTGTTGGATATGGTACAGGTTCTGCTCACGCATACACATCGGCTGGTTCTTCTGGTCAATTGTTACAAAGCAATGGAGCAAGTGCACCAAGTTGGGTGACAGCTAGTGCAGGGGCAATGACTTTTATTTCTGTTCAGACTGTTTCTGGCACTCCATCGGAAATAGATTTTACAAGTGGCATTAGTGCTACTTACGATGATTACATTGTCATATTTGAAAATGTTGCTTTCTCTGCAGCCTCAGCAAAACATCAAATGTTGTTTTATAAATCTGGATCTTATCAAGAAGATAATTATCGAACAAACTACATTCATTCTAATTCTAGTAGTAGTCAAGTAGATAATGCTGGAGAAACTAACTCTTTCGTTCTCAATCGACAATCAACAAGCACTGGCGCAAATTTGCGGTCTGGTACTGTAAATTTATACAATTTAAATTCAGCAACTGGTTGGTCACAGTCATGTACTTGGGCAGGGCAAAATTGTGGTTCTTCTGGAACTGGAACAGACAACAATATTACTTTTGGTGGTGGAACAAATGAAGTAGCCGCTGCAATAACACGACTTAGATTTAGGCCAAGCACTGGAACTTTTACATCTGGAACATTTCGTTTGTACGGAATACAAAAATCATAAGGATTTAATATGACACGTTATAGACAAACATCAGAAGGCGTAGTTTCATTTACTGCTGAAGAAGAAGCAAAATGGGATGCAAAAGAAGCAGCGTTTGCAATAGAACAAGCAGCATTAGAACGCACCAAATACCAACGTGACCGAGCAGGTGAATACCCGCCCATTGCCAACTACATTGATGGCATCGTCAAAGGCGACACGGCACAGGTGCAGACATACATTGATGCGTGCTTGGCAGTCAAAGCAAAGTATCCTAAGCCCTAATCATGTGGGACTGGGCTGAAGCATTCATTGCGGCGGCCTGTTTAGTGGCCTTCGTCATCTATGGCACTTACATAATTGCATGGAGTATGGTGTGATAAATGCGTTGGCTTATACTGTTACTGCTGTTGGGGCTAGTTGGAGCCGTAGCCAAGAATGGCTGCCATGTGCGCGAGTTCTATGGGATAGGCCACACTATCCACAACCCCACAGAACGCCATCTTCAAATGGTGCTGTGGTTAAAGAACAATGCGCCTTATTGCAAATCCGAAGACTACGTGGTCATTTGGAACAACTTGCCTTCATGGGC